TGGGTGATCTTATTAAAAATGAGATTACAGTTTCCTTTGGTCGTAACGAAGATAACAAGGCACAGCAATATGCTGTCCTTGCTAAGGGTCAAGGGTTTGAACCTGTCCAGAAACTAAAGGTCGAACCAATGACACTTAAAGCATTGGTCAGAGAGCGTCTAGAATCTGGACAAGAGATGCCCTCTGATCTATTTAATGTGTTCGCAGGAAACAGGACCAAAGTAACGAGGAGTAAATAAACATGAACCAAGTAGCAGAGAAAAAGTCTGCAGGTCTTCCAACTAATATGTTTGAAGATGATGCAGCAAAAGGTTTGGGTGCAATAGGTCAAGAAGATCTAGCCCTTCCTTTTTTGAAAATCCTTGGACAACTTTCACCAGAAGTTAACAAACGTGATGGTAAGTATGTCGAAGGTGCAGAACCAGGAATGATATTCAATTCTGTTTCTGGAGAACTCTATGATGGAGTGAAAGGTATTGATGTAATACCATGCTTTTATAAGTTGGAATACATCGAATGGAAAGATAGAGGAGAAGGTCTAGGTGCACCAGTTGCAATTTATGATTCATCTTCAGATATCATGTCCAAAACAAAACCAGATGCAAACTACAAAGATAGATTACCAAATGGTAATTATATAGAGAAGACTGCATCTCACTTTGTTATAGTGTCGGGAGATAGTCCATCAACAGCTTTGATTTCTATGAAATCTACTCAATTAAAAATTAGTAGAAAATGGAACTCAATGATGTCTGGTATCAAGATGAAGGGTGCAAACGGAATGTTTACACCGGCATCTTTCAGCCACATTTACAAACTAAAAACTACCCAAATGTCAAATGATAAAGGCACTTGGTTTGGTTGGGAAGTTAGTAAAGTTGGCCCAGTAACTGACAAAGGTCTTTACGATCAAGCCAAAGGTTTTAGCGATAGCATTTCTAAAGGAAGTGTTAAGGCTAAACATGGTGAAGAGAAACCAAAGGACCAAGCTAGCATTATATAATTCCTTCGGGATATGTGCACAGTGTGGGCCGAAAGCGAGAGTAGACGGCCCACATAACAGTTATTATGGAAAGATACATAGAATATTTTAACGGATACAGGAATGCCTATGGTGTGGCTGACTTTAATCACCAGGATTCTAAGATAGATCCTGAAACAGGAAAAAAGAAACCTGTCTACAGATGGAACTTTGAAGAACTTACTAAAGATATTTATCAACAACACCTAGATGGTAAACTATCTATTGGTATACAGCCATGCACAGAGGAATCAGAAGTTAAGTTTGGTGTCATAGATATAGATCCAAAAGACTATGCTGAATTTAACAAAAAAGATTACATAGATATTATACAACAATACGAATTACCTTTACTACCAGTCGAATCTAAAAGCGGTGGCCTACATTTATTTTTATTTTTAAATACGTTTACAGATTCTAAAACTGTAAAATCTTTTCTTACGAATTTATTATCTTTGTTTGGACTCAAACAAGATACAGAAATATTTCCAAAACAAACACAGCTAACAAAAGATAGTGAGACAGGTCAACTACGACCAGGACAGTTTATAAATTTACCATACTTTGGGGAGGAACGTAAAGCTTTAAACGTTGATGGTACAACGTTTACACTAGATCAGTTTATGAAGGTGATCAGTTCAAACCTGGTTACAAAAGAAAGACTGAAAGAAATTACAGAAGAGATCGAAACAAAAAGTATGGAAGGTGTGGACGAAGAATTTACAGAAGGTCCACCATGTCTAGCAGCCATATCTAAATTATCTAAAAACGAAAACTTTGATGGCAAAGATAGATTTATGTACAACTATCATGTTATGGTTAAGATGAAGTATCCAGACAATTGGCAACAGAAAGTTATGAATGCACCAGTAAAATATTTTGCTGGCGTACATGCAAATGCGTGGGATCAAAAATTTTTAAATCAAAAAGTAAAATCATGGAATAGAGGTTCAAAAGGTTACACTTGCACACAGAGTCCATTAAGTGAAAATTGTAAAAAAGGTATTTGTGTAAAGAAAAAATTTGGAGTCTTATCAGGATCAAAAGGTTCTTATCCTGTGCTAACAAATTTAAAAAAGATAGATTTAGATCCAGAACCGGAGTACGAATTTGATGTAACAAAACCAGATGGTATTGGTACAGCGACAGTGCACTGTAAAAATGTAGAACATTTAAACGATCAGCGTAAGAGACGTAACTCAATATCAAAAGCTGCAGGATTCTTACCACCACTAATTAAAAACGATGAAGAACAAGCCGTAATGGATGCATTATATCAGACACAAAAGATTGTACAGCCACCAGTAGGTACATCACCAAAAGAAAAATTACATGATGTTATACATGCAAAGATACACGGACCAAAAGCTACAAGCGATGCTGCATTTAAAACTGGAGCTGTGTTGATAGAAGGTGAGTATGCATTCTTTAAATTTGATAAGTTTTATGACAAATTAAAAGCAAAAAATTGGAAGTACAGCGAAGATAAAACAGGACGTATGATGCAGGTACTATATCAAGAATGTGAAATAGAGTTTCTAGAACAGAAAAGATTTCCATCAAAAGAAGCAGGCAAGTATCACTCATCAACAAAAAATATCATACAAATAAATATAAAAGAATTTGAAGAAGTTCCTATCCATTATACACAAACAAAACATAAAACGGATATAATATGATTAGTAGAAAATTATTTGGGCCCCCGGGAACAGGAAAAACTACAAAGCTATTAAAGTATGTTAAAACATTTTTAAAACTAGGAACACCTATAGATAAGATAGGATACTTTGCATTTACAACTAAAGCTGCAAACGAAGCAGTAGACAGAATGTTAGATTATCATACGGCGTTTGAAAAAAAAGATTTAAAACATTTTAGAACACTGCATTCTCTTGCCTTCAATCAATTGGGTATGAAAAAAGCTCAAGTTATGCAGGACGAACACTACGAAGACATAGGTAGACAATTGGGTATAGAAGTTACAGTCTATTCTAATGGTGAAGAGTCTACAGGTTTTATTAATTCCGATAGTGAATATTTTAATCTGATAAACTCAGCTAGAATAAAAAATATTACTATTGAAGAAGAATACAATACAGACATGTACTCAGGAGACATGGACAAGAGGTTGTTAAAAATTATAGCTGATGAAGTAATAAATTATAAAAAATCTTACGGCCTTATAGACTTTACAGATATGATTGATAAATTTATTGTGTCAGGATTGTGTCCGAAATATGATGTAGCATTTGTTGATGAAGCTCAGGATTTATCACCAATACAATGGAAAATGTTCAATATTATCAAGGAAAATAGCAAATATGTTATACTAGCGGGTGATGATGATCAAGCAATTTATGGTTGGGCAGGCGCAGATGTAAAAAAATTTCAGCAGGAAATTTCAAAGAAAGACATAATTTTGCCACAATCTTACAGGGTTCCACAAGACGTACAAAATATTGCAGACAAGATATTAAAACTAATTCCAGAAGATAGACGTGTACAAAAAAATTGGAAAGCTAGAGACGAAAAAGGCACAGTAAATTATGTTTACAGTCTTGAAGATGTACCAATTGATGAAGGTAATTGGTTGGTTCTTGCAAGATACAACGACAAACTAAATAGACTCAAACCTTTTTTAAAAGAACGTGGTATTTATTTTGAATATAAAGATCGTAAGAGTTACAAGGTAACCTTGTTTAGAACTATTCTAAACTACATACGTTGGCAAAAAGGAGACTTATTATCGTTATCAGAAGTAAAAGATATATTTGAATACACTGGTTGTCCGGCAGAAGTTACTGAAGAAAAAATGTATGATCTCTCTGATTTTAAATTTTATAAAGATGTAGAGTGGTATAATGAATTTAATGTTGATTATGAAGAGTGTCTATACATAAGAGAGATGTTAAGCAATGGAGAAGAATTAAGAAAGGACCCAAGAGTAAAATTATCTACAATACATTCTGCAAAAGGTGGAGAAGCAGATAATGTATTATTAATATTAGACAATACAAAAACAATACGAGATGCAGTTGAGAAAAGTTCTGACAAACAGGATGAAGAACACAGAGTTTGGTATGTGGGGGTGACAAGAACAAAACAAAACTTATACATCATGGCAGCAAAAAAGGAGGATCAAGGTTATGACATCGAAAGTTTGGGATAAACAACATGGAGGATCACACTACCAAAAATATAAAATTCAACCCAGCAAGTTTGTTGTTGAGAATGAGTTGTTATATCCTGAAGGTTGTGCTATAAAGTATATTATTAGACACCGTGATAAGGGAAAGAAGCAAGACATATTGAAAGCAATACATTTTTTAGAAATGATTATTGAGAGGGACTATAATGAAAATTCCTAAGTTTGAAGCACAGACAGAG